GTTCACGCAAGTATGATAGGCTATGGCTTCTCTGGGATCGTAGCCCACAAAAATTGGTATTGGTGTCATAGTCTTACTATATCTTCTTCAGTACAACTATCGCCGTACTGTATTTCTACAATTTTCAAAGGTTGATCAGTGGTGTTACGCAACTGATGCCATTGTCCTTGATCTACCCAAAAATGTTCGTGCGATTTTAACTCGTCTACAAACACAGGATCGTTTGAAAGTTTCATAGTATATACCTGACCACGTCCCTCACTAACCATCCAAAATTCGTTTCTGTGATAGTGGTATTGCATGCTGATACTTTGTCCAGGATTCACTGTAAGTTCTTTGACTTTGATTCCGGGTACTTCGTGTAGTACACGATAGTAACCCCAGTCACGCTCAGTTCGAGGCGCTTTCCATTCCTGTAATATCCAACTGCTTGAATTGGCTTTGTCTGCACCACCTACCCCAAACACGAACTCCACACCAGGCACAGTCATTTCAGGAATATTGTCTTTTGTTCTATCTCCGCCGTTGGCGAATATGATGCGATCTTCTGGATAGTGTGCCCGGACTTGTTGTAGTAAATGACAGGCTGTACCGTCATCGTCGTCAAAGGTGTAAACCTCATCTACGCTGGTCAAATTGTTCAGTATGCACAAGCGTTCTTGCCAGGGCATGAATGCTCGACCTTTTTTACGGGACAGCCATTCGTCACTGTTGATTCCAACTATGAGCATGTCACCTAGCAGTCGTGCTGCCTTGATCAATTTTATATGTCCAGAATGTACAGGGTCAAAACCCCCGCTGACTACAACTATAGTTTTCATGAGGTATTTAATTGACCTGCTTGACCAATCACAGTTTTATCGGATGGCCATGCTCATAAGGCTATGATCTAGCCATGGTAGTACAAGATCTTGTTGATTCAAATGCCCGTGAGCAAGAATACTCTTTGCGCCCGATTCAGGAATTAGATTCAGTTCTTCCAAATGATACCAGGTTGTGATTTTTGGATCCATTGGGGCCTGTGAGCTTTTGTACACGGCCGCATGTATCCATGACTCTCCAGGGCTTTGCCGGAAAAAGCCAGAACGACAATCCCATCCAGTGGTGGCCAACATGTAGATAAGATTAACCAGGCTATAATGATAATAGCTGCCGCTGGGCAAATAATAATCAAACTGTCTACGATGTATGCGCTGAGTTATGGGCACACACAAGTACAACATGGCACCTTCGCTGGCCATGTGCCACCAACGTGTTAGAGTTTGCAACGGCAACCTTGCATACTGAAAAGCGTCATGGCACCATAACACATCGTAACCGCCCGGAAACGTTAACATGTCTTCTTCAAAGTCAACACTCTGATAAGTCAAATTGGGATATTTGACTCGAAATGGACTGGCCTGGTCAAGATCCACTCCGGTACATCTGATCAACAAGGGTTCTTGATTATCGTCACGTGTGGTTCTTGTGGCCCACCATTCGGTATCTTGCCCGCCGCCACAGCCAAGATCCACCATGCTGCGTATGCTGGCCATAAAGTCATCGTACTCGTACAGCAGATTTAGAGTTTGTAAACTGTGGGCATGGCTGTCTGTAGAATTTGCAAACATCATATCTGAATGTCTTCCATACCGGCTGTGCGCAAACGAACAATATGCCCACTCATCCAGGACTTTGAATCCAGTCCTTTCATGATGCCCAGCCAGCGATTGCGCAACAGGGCCACTTCGTTGATTATGGTTTCAAAGTCGATCACTTCATCTTCGCCGTCCACATACTTTTCGGCATCTCTACTGGTCAGGGCACGCTGATAACCTTCTAGATATTTTTGAAAGTGCTTTCTACGTATTTTTCTCAACTGTATATTCAAGTGATTGAGTATGGCTTCAATTTCTTGCAGTTGGTTGAATCTGTGTTCAGTAATCCCCGGCAACTCTTTGATGTTCTTTTCAATCAATCCACCCACTCGCACATCACGTTTGGCATCTTCTAGTTCGCGTTCGTAGTAGGCTATAAAGTCAGGAATGTTACCTAGATCAGCTACTACCTTGCTGTACCACATCAGTAATCTTCTTCCTCGTTGTCAAAGTCTTCCTCGTCTTCTTCATCATCCTCTTCGTGATCTTTAAGATAATGTGCTAGAGCACGTTTGACTTCGCTGTCAGACTTGAATGTGTCTTTGATTTCGTCGGCACCAATATCATTGTCAATCAGCACCGCCACAAGTGTTTCCACAGCTTCAGCACGATCCTGTGGGTTCACGTAGCGTTTGAGCTCGTCCCAAATTTCTTTTGATAATTCTGTACTCATCGTTATTCCTCCGTGGCTGTTTCTTCAGTACTTACCGTTTCTCGCTGATTGGCAAAATCGGCCATGACCTTGTCAAGGCAACCTTCTTCGTTGCTTTCCCAGGCTTTGCGGAACTGCTTGATGATCTCGCCATCGCTGGTCACAAACATGAGTCGATTACCATCCTTTTTGAGCAGGCCTTTCTTTTCAGCCAAATCTGTTAGCCCGCTGTAAGGGTTCATGCCTGTTTCATACGGAATCTTGACCTGCATACCTTCAAAAGGTTTTGCATAGCGTGTTTTCATTACCTTACAACCGGCACGGATACCCATGACTTCACTGATCTTGTTGCCATCTTCATCTTCTTTGAGTTTCATCTTCTTCATAGCAACCACAATACTTGAAGCATAGATAAAGCCTTGTCCACCCGAGATCTTGTCATCCGGATCAAACATGTCTTGACTGGCATAGGTATGATTGGTGCAGACCATTCCAACATTGTAGCCACCAAACATATTGACTGAGTTACGAACAAGACTTGTAAGTGCCTTGGGTTTACGACCCATATCGCCCTTCATGTCACCGGCTTCAAATTGATTTACATCAGTTGGGGTGAGTAACATACCTAGAGAATCAATAACCCACAACACCTTCATACGCTCGCCGTCTGGCAATGCTTTATAATCAATCATGAATGTCGAAATGGCCTTGGCCACGTCATCAATCATTGACATATTTAATTTAAGTAATTTGTCTGCGCCTGTATCTACGCCAAGTGCGTGTAGCCATGTTTCATCAAGTGCGTTTTCTGTATCAACTAGGATAACAAAGATGCCTTGCTCTTGTGCGTTCTTGACAATGTTGCCACTACAAATATAACTTTTACCTGCGCCGGACTCACCGGCAAATACTGTGATCTTGCCCAAGGGAATACCTTTGTTAAAGTCTCCTGAGATGAGATAATTCAAGGCAAAGTTGCCTGTTGAAATCCAGTCAGTTGGATCATTAAATCCAATGCTCAGACCTTCAATACTTTTTGTGATGTCCTTGCGGAACTTGCTTATGTCAAATGGTTTACCCATGATTATTTTCCCTTAAAAATTTAATTATAATGCCAGCCATTTTACTATGCCCGTCTTGTAATGGATGTCCTTGATCATGGTCGCAATCTCTGACCAAAGACTGATAAGATTCCAAAGACACAAACAGATTTTGGTTGATCTGAGATGTCAACCTCTTGACATTGTTGAATTTATCATCAATCATTTCATCATCCATGTTATCGTACGTGATGCTATTATACGACAGTATTGTCTTGAAATCATCCTTTGTGATATCAAACCGCAGATTATTGTCATGCGAATCCAAAAAATAACATTTGGTTGAGCAACTGGTAGCCAAGTTCTGCAATGAAATTATCATTCTCAACATGTCACAGTAGTTTTTGTATCCACTGAAAAAGTTCTTGAACACATATTCAGATTCAGTAGAGTTGTCAGATATAAGGTGTTGATAAATCCTGCCCGGTTTCATTCCATAACCACTGCCAGTTTCCATTCTAGGCCAATATGTCAACGCTACCATGACCACTTCGGGTTGATACTGGATCACCCCATCAAATGCCTTGCGATAGATTCGATAGTTGCTGGAACCTGCTCTTGATTTGTCGATCAACTGGTAATTCAAGTTGGAGGCAACCAGATTGGGCCATCCAAAATTTCTATGACCCAATCTTTCTTCAAGTGGCCAACAACTTGTCCAGCTATCACCGCTGACTAAGATTGTTGGCATACTTTATTGCTTTTGACGTGCCCTGATCATGGCCAAGATATCTTCAGCTTTTTGAGTCGAAGGTTTGGCTTCAACCGGCGCACTTGCTACAGCTGGTGCGTCATCTTCGTCGTCAAAACTGCTGGCAGTTACCGGAGACGGTTTGGCTGCAGGTGCCGGAGTATCTTCATCCACATGTGCCGATGCTGATCCACCAGCCGGAGCATTGACACCTGCTGGGCGGAAATACTGCCCCCAACGTTCTGTGTCATAGGTCTGTCCATCTACTGACGCTTCAAACATTTCCTTGATGACCCGGACTTCTGCTTCGCTTGGTTTCTTGGGCAAGAATGTGCTCAAATCAAACAGGCCATGTTTTTCGATCGCGGCTTGTTCCACTTCTGTTAGCGCCGATTCTTTGCGTGCCCACTTTGAACTGTTGTAGTCAGCAAAGCCACCTTTGGATGTCTTGCTAATACGGAAGTCCAAGCCACGCATCAAGTCTGTTGGTAATTCTTCCAATTCTGGATCCATCAGGGCACCTTTGATAAGTGTAAAAATTTGCGGACCAATGATGAATCTGCGGATTGGGTTTTCGGGAGCCTTGTCATCAGTCAAGGGATTCTCGCGAACAAAGCCTTGGAAAATGTAACTGCGTTTTTTCCAGTACTTACGACCCATTTCTTCTAAACTCTTGTCCTTGAACCAGGTACGAGCTTCTGTCAAGACCGGACAGGTCTCTTGCCACATTTCCATGCATGGCACTTGTACGTAGACTTGTTTTGAGTCTGCTTCGCCTTTGATGCCATTGAATGGTAAGCGTATCATGGCCCGTTCTTGCCAAAAGAATGTGTTCTTTGAATTACCATCAGGCAAGAAACGGAGTGTGGCACTTTGGCCTTCTTCCATGTTCCAATGTGGGTAAATCGAATTGTCACCGCCTGTGGAGTTTCCGCCTTGTTTGGATTCGCTGGCGGCTAGTCTTGCGCGAATTTCTGCTAATGATGCCATAGTTGAGTTGCCTTTCTAAA